TATCAACTAAATACTGAATGCCTGCGGATTAAAACTCTTGGAATCAAACTGTGCCATAATTTTTTACCTCACTTTTTTTTTAATTTATTAGGAAATTTTTGCATCTGGATTGTCTGCCAGATATTTACTCAACTCTTCGTAGTTCATCTTAGAGAAATCAACTTCACCGGTAGCACTATTTGTGCCGGCAGCCGGTACTAAGCCTTTGACTTCTGGAACATTCGAACCAAATAAAAAGCTGGATGTCTCTGCTTTAACCAGAGCGTCCAGCTGCTCAGATAAACCTTTTACAGTTCCATCCTCATTCAGTTTTGCATCTTTCAGATCCAGTAATGCTTTGATTGCGATTGCATTCTTACCATTACGTTCTGTAATAGCCTTTTCAACCGCATTATCAATGCGCATCTGCTTAATCTGGTTTTCATACTCTTTTGCTGCATTCTTGTTAGCATCCTGTAGTTCAGTAATTTTCTGCTGCAATGCTTCGGATTCTCCGGCAGACTTCTTTAAATCTTCCAACTGACCGTCACGTTCCTTGACAAGTGTTTCTGCATTCTTTTTTGCTTCATTCACTTCATCGAAACGTGCTTTTGGAACGTAAGCACCCTTAATTTCCTCAGATGCCATGTCCACGATTTTCTGAGCCACATCTTCTGCAACTCCCAATGCAATAATTTCTTCTCTCTTCATAGTTACAATTTCCTTTCTTCAAAAACATTGTTTTACGTGGTTCAGTCCACGAATATTTGTCTTGTTCTTTTACATCTGCAATGCCAAAAAGATGGAATATAAAAAAGCCACATTTGATGTGTGGCTTGTTTCTAAGTTTGAGAGCCTATAATTCATAGGCTCTGCGGTTATGCTTCCACAATACAATCTTCTGCATCTGCTAAAGCAAGAAGTGCATCAACCTTTTCTTTGTAAGCACCGTATAACTTACCAAGTGTTACAAAGTAAGTTCTGTACTTCTTCTGACCGTTTGCAATACTTACCTTTCTTGCATTGAGGATGTTTGCTGCGATAGTTGTTTCCATATCCATTACCTACCTTTCCTATTCTTCTATAACTTCCGGTTCTTCACCGGCAGTTTCCTCTTGTGTTGTCAAAACTGCTTCAATAGCTTGTGTCACCGATAATTCGATAATGGTCGGAACGACTTCCGTTAAGATGCTATCAATAGTAGAAAGCTGCGCCATACTCATTTCTTCAAGGCTTGCAATCTGCACAGACTTATCTTCGATAGCTTTGTCTTGTGCCGCAATCTTGCTCTTTGCAAGGCTTAACTGTGCTTCCAGTTCAGATGTGCAATACTGCGCTACTAAGATGCAACCCTTGCTGACGGAAAAATTCTGAATGGAATTGAATCCATCATAGATGCTTTCTGTTCCATCTTCTTCCGCAACATAGATAGTTTCCTCGTTGCCATTCAGTAAATCATACAAGGCATCCTTGCTGATGTTTTCTACTGGAACTGCAATATCCAAGTAGAATCCCTTTGTATTATCTCTGAATCTCTCACACTTTGTAGCATCAAATGTTGTACTTCCGATAGTAATTCTTTTCATTCTTTTGTACCTCCCTATTCGAATCTGTAACTCGTTCCATCAATAACTAAATCAGACAATGTACCCTCATGGTAAACACCTACCGCACCATACACTTCTAAGTTGAGAATAATATGCTCCACATTATTTTGTGGTGTAAAAACAATGCTCTTTTCCCCATTCGTAGGTGAAACAAAGTTTTCCAATAAAATATCCGTATCGTTCTCTGTTCTACCATATACTGCAATACCATCATTCTTTGCTGTCGCAGTAGTGGTTTTTCCCGATAGCGTAAATTCTATTGTATGACTTTCACCAGCATTTAAAGGAATGTCGAGAATAAGCCCCAAACTGGATGTACTGTTTGCTGATTTGTTAATCACTTTATAATAGGCAGAAGAACCATTTGCAGATGGTATATATTCATATTCGGGTAATACGCTACCCGTTGAAATAACACTACTAAATACCATAGCATTTTTTAAAGGCCATATCTTCTGCCATGCACCATCAACGTATTTGTTTACTGCCGAAATCGCTTGCCTTGCTCCGTTCACTTCGGGACTTTCCAAACAAGGTAATTCTTGCCTTGCTCCGTTTATAACTGGTGTCTTTAAACCCATACGCTCACCACCTTATAAATGCGCCCACAGTGCCGTGGTATCTGCTGGTGCCGTTGTATTGGACGCAGTAAATACAATCTTGTTGGAGTTTCCGTCATGGTGAAGTGTTTTCGCCCCTTCTGCTGCGGTATAATACACTGGATTTGCTCCCTTGTATCCTAAACGCCCAATTTCTGTACCATCGGCATTTTTAAAGCCAATTAAAGAATATTCACTAGCTCCCTTTACATATAAAGGTGTACTTGTTCCAACAGTTCCAACAGTTCCTCCGCCAATAGGCAGAGCATGACTTCCAATGTTACCCTCATGTAGTAGCGCATAGGTTAAGTCAAGAGGACTGCTAGGCATTCTATAACTCGGAACATCGTTATAAAAGCCGAGATAACCTTTTGTAACCCCGGCAACTTTAAACGCTTGCCATACCTCATCGTGACTACTATATACTTTAGATGCGTCTAGTCCTAAAGGTGTAGTAGATGTGCCTTTTAAGTCTTGCGTAGCTTCGCCGGTCTTGGATAGAGCATAACTTCCTACGTTACCAGTGTGGAGAAGTCTATACACCTTGTCATAACTCTTAGGAATGAAAACTGGAATGTCAACATCAGCAAAACCAAGAGCGCCTACTAATTGCTCCGTAATATTCAGAAAGTCCAAATAAATAGGTGTTTGTGAACCTTGTATAGAAAACGGGTGACTACCATTACCTATAATTCTTCCACCCGTCAAAGGCAGATAATTCGCAAGGTCTGATTTAAAAGCACCTTGTTCCCAACCACTCCATGCTTTACCGTTATAAGAATTTACAGCTATTCTTCTATAGTCAATTGTTGCACCATCAGAACCCCATAAAACTACAACTATTGATAGGTTACTTCTCACAAATACTGTAGCCATACCATATTTATAATTTTCATGTGGTAAATCAGTAGCCGTATAACTATAAAGTGAATAGTTATAAACTCCTGCGCTTAATGTTACTGCTTTTTCTAAAATGGAAGTAGTTAATTGTATAGTACCGTCAACTTTTGCAAGGTCTGCGGTGGTGGCATCTTTCTCCCAACCTTTCCATACTCCGTTATACATTGTACGTTTGTATACTACCGTAGTACCTACACCGTAAGAAGTAACCTTTTGAAAACCGTATGTGGAAGTAACTCGAACACCCTCCAAATACCATGTTCCACCACCTAATACGTCATAACTTACATTGTGACTAATAATAGCCTTGTAGTAATCGTTATCTTTCGCATTTGTATGGGATGAAGCATATAACGCACCAATTTCGTCTGCCGTTTCTCCACGGTATTTTGTTACATTGTGTTTCAATAAATCAGCAAGTAACGCATACTCACTCGCAAACTTACTCAGCGTTTCATCGAGTATTTCCGCATTTTCGTTGAAATCATCGACATTGTAGAACTCTCTTTGTTCCGGTTTATTCAAACCATAATTTTTAGTCTTTTGCATGTTCTCACCTCATTTGTAAGCATGAAAAAAGCACCCTATTTGCTAGAGTGCTTTTTAATCATCTATTCTTAACTTGTGTCCACGTGTGTCTTTTACACCGAGTTCATCAAATTTTCTCTGAATCTGTTTTCGCATTTCCTCCGGACACGCATCTTTAATGTGCCAATTAGCTGGTTCAAAAACAATCCATTCATATTCTTCGTCTGTAAATGTCATTGTCATTGTGATTACCTCAAATACTTTTCAAGAATCTTACCTAACTTACTATATGCTTCCACTGATTCAGAACCATCAATGTATCCGGTAAACGTTTCAGCAAACCATTCGTGAATGTCGTCCGTGCCATAAATAGAAACCGGATATTTTGAGAGCAATTCGTCAGCAGTCGTAATGTTAAACTCGTTAGCAATTTCATTCCACAAGATGCCGTTTCCTGCAATTTTCCCTTGAGAGCCACCTACTATTTCGGAAATCATTGCTTCTGCGTTGTGTCCAATTTCATGTATGAAATCGTGATAACTAGGAGTATTCATTCCAACGTAATGATTTTTGCCAATTGCATCTCCTATAGAATAAATATGGTCTTTGAAAGCTCCTTGTACATATCCTTTTCCAAGAACGATGTCTCCACGTTCAAATGTCCACGCATCTGCGCTTGTTGCTTTTGTCGCATCCAATTCAACATAAGCCATTTTATCTTTCAACTTAGGAAGTTTAGAGACTGTCAATTCATAAGCATCTGCAAATTCCGTCATGGCTTTCGAATCTATTCCACCATCCTGCTCTAATAAATCCACAGTCTGCTGAATAAAACCATTCTGTTGCAAATAGTCTTTAAATTCATCATAATTTGAAAAACGCACTTCAATGGAATTGTGATAATTATCCACATATTCCTGCAACATTCTTTCGAATTCTGCTCTATCTACTTTATACTGGTCTCTATCAGCATAATAAACATCTTCGTCCTCATAATCGGCTCTCTTTGGTCGAACTGGACTTTTTAATGTAAATTTAGCACTTCCACTGGATTTGTCAACATATTTTTTATACCAAGCATCATATTTCATGCTTGCCGGTACATAATATGTCTTTCCATCATCGTCACGTGCTGCACGTTCAGATCCAAGCTCGAATTCATCATTGAAATACGGCACTGTGGTTGTTCTGCACCATGTATGAAATGGTGGAGCAGTAACACCAACCTCATATTCCGACATTCTGAATACTTTACCATCTAAAGCTCTGCACACATCAGATGTTTTTTTATCTAGTGTAGCAAGAACCTCATATTGCTCCACTCCAAAATCCTTATAGCAATCTTTAGTGGAAGCAGAATGAAAGAACGCTGCTTCGGTCATTACTAAGCGACCAGCTTGCCCTTTACTAACGTTGAACCGCTTTGCGATAACATCAGTGACAACGCTAGGATTCTGCCCCCTAATGATTGCTTGTGTGAGATTATTATGAAGTTCGGAGACTAACTGTGATTTCTGTTTCCAAATTCTATCACTGAAATTGCTACCGTCTGCCGCCCAAGGCTTAGATAACAATTTTTCAACTTTATTGGCATCCAGTTTCATTAAACTGTAACCAATGTTAAAACCCTTTTGAATCTCGTATGCAGTATGGTAATATCCCTCGGTATAAATCTTTTCCAAGAGCTTTGCCAAATCATCGTGTTCCTCTCCGTAAAGAGCTTCAACATGATTCTGCATCTGCAATTTCAATGCTTCCAGTCTGGAGATGTGAAATTTTGCAGAAGCGTTTTCGAGCTGCTTTGCCCACTGATTTGAATAGTTCAAAGTTCTGCCTTTTTCAACGTACTCCATAACGTTCCATCGAAATTCCTCAAGCTCATTACCACTTAAAAGTTTTCTTGCTTCCTGCAACGTTATTTCATTGTTGGTTGCGAACCGGTTGAACCACGTATCAATGTCTTTCTGAACTGCCCTAGCTGCCTTTGTGTACTGTTTTTCCAGTTCAGCAAAGTAAGCAGCACCCTTGTTCATTTGAGCGTCCTCAAGCTGCTCGAAACGCTTTCTCCAGTATTCCTTACTCTTCGCCATCTTCTACATCATCCCCATTTTCCTGCCGTGGTTGCGGTGTCTGGTTCGGAAAAGCATTCTGGTAAATCTCCATGTTTTCCTCAGATTCCTTTTTAATCTTTTCCAGTTCTGCATCCACATCATCAACAAACGGTACTTGAGAAAGAAGTGTTTCGTTAGAAATCTTAACACCAGCATTGATAAGAGTACTCATAATTTCTGCTTCATTCATCAGCATGTCTCTATTAAAGATAATCTTGACCTTTTCTTCAAAGAAATCCCCTTGTCCGGTCAGTGATAAATGAATGTTAATGAAGTGTAGCAGCTCTTCTAATGCGGATTGATATTCCGCTTCGAAATCATTTGTATCGATGTCAATGTCTTGATACATCGAAAGAATATTCATCTGGTTCGGTGTACCGGAATTCAACATCTTACCATTGAAGCTCTTCGCATTTTCAATGATTGTATCTTTTAAAATCTGCAAAATAGCTTGGTAGTTTCCAGCATTGACTTCAATACTAAGAGTACTAACACCACCTCTTGCACCATCTCCACTACGAACCTTTACTGCACCATACTGGCTTAAATTCTGCCGGAACTCTCCTAAATCCTGCCCATCATAATTTTCAATTACCAGAATTGTGTTCCGGTTATCTTCCAGCATGTGATTGTGGAACATGCTCATAAGCTCGTTGATAGCATCCTGCAGCGGCTTAACTCTACGGATTAACGGAATCTCATTGTCATTGTACTTAAATGCAATAAGAGGAATTCTATCCCAATTGTAAGGAAGTCCATTCAAGCTAATGTAGCTTTCATATTCCCCAGCTTCCACATCCGGTTGTAATGTGCTATCGCTCAGAATATATCTGTAAACACCATCGAGCTTATATACTTCGACCTTTTCGATAGTCTTTTTCTGCATACCTTGATACTTAACCACTTCATACAATCTGATTGCGAAATCCAATTCTTCGTGGTCGCTATCTTTCCAGAACGGAAGCACCTCGTATGCCGGAAATACTTTGAATTTAAGTTCTCCGTTTTCGTAATACGGAAGCATCCATGCAATTGCACCATTCATGGACTTCTTTGCAGTATTTTTCAGCTTTTTCATCATCTTCATATCAAAGATGTCCTGCAGCAAATCAATATACTGCTCATTTTCTCCATCGAATGCGATAGGCTTACCGAGGAAGTAATTGGCTTTCTTATCCACTGCAATAGCGTATTGATTGTCAATGTCCTTTCGATTTGGAAGATTAGTAACCTCCACAAGCTCACCATTTCGTCCTATAGCCATTCTTTTCTTGTAGAGGATGTCGTGATAACCCTCGTAATAAAGAAAGCCCTGAATAGCTTCTGAGCGTTTCTGAGATGCTTTCCAGTTTGCAATCTCCCTCTCCAAGAACGATTTATCATCCATGACATCATTAACACTTCTAGTAACAAAGTTATTCAGTTTTCTTGCAGCACTTGCAAAAAAGTCAAATACTGACATCGTTTCACCTACCTTAAATTTATTTTTAATTGCAGCTATGGGATTCGAACCCATGACCTCTGGAACATGAATCCAGCGAGCTACCGGACTGCTCTAAGCTGCTATAATGAACCACCCCTCCGTAGAAAGCTCGTTGCGCACCGATAGGTTTTTCACTGAACACCCAGAATGGTAATTACTCCACCCAAATGAACGTGAACATAACCAAGTGGTTACTTCTTTAAAAAATTACAGTTCAATACCTTCAATAACTGCTCTTACTTCCAAACAATGCAGATATTCTCCCATCGCTTGCTGCTGATTTCTCAACAAATCGTATGGACAATCGTGCTTAGGCATATCTACTCTTGCAAGATTTCCATATGCAGTTCTTTCTGCGGCTTCAATTCTGTTGTTGAAGTTCTTCAGCTTTTCGTATCTTTCCTTTGTCTGGTAATACTCTGCCTTAAAGCGTTCCTTGTAATCAGCACTCTGCATCATTTCAACAGTGTCTTTTAATCCCATAATTTTTGATTCCCTCCTTAATCAAAACTGTAAGTTGAACCTTGTCCAATCTTCTCTGCGATACCGGTAGTAGCATCTGGAGCATCATCGTGTTCGTTTTTACCCTCACGTTGATACTTCAACATTGCCAATGAATACTCTGGCCATCTGTCTCTCCAGTTCTCTGGGAAGTAAACATGATTCATAACCCATGTTGCATTTGAAAGAATTCTGGATTCCTTTCTCCGCGACTGGTAAAAAGGATTCACAATGCAGCGATTCCAGTTGTACTTTTCTTTCAAAATGCGAACAACGCTTCTACTGAACCCTCGACCACCGTTGTTGGATTCAATATCAGCGTTGTTCACTTTCCGGTCGTATAACATACGAGCCGTTTCCTCTTCTGTATATTCCATTGCTTCTTTTGTATATAAAACGTCAAGGACGTACGCTTCGTTCTCAAAAGTGACCCCATAGTTAATACTGCAATGATAGTCTGCACCTTCATCGGCAGTATCCGTATAGTTGCGAATCTCTTTGAACTCTGGAAGCTCGCCCTTGTACGTTTTAAACGATGTATATAATCTACCTTTCATGTCCAAAGGCTCTTGCTGGTAGTTTGCCAGCACAATGTCTTTGTTCATGTTTTTAGTTTTTAGCTCGTAGTCCTCACGACTAAGAATTTCCTCACAAAGCATACTGCCATCGTCCTGCACTGCCTTGTAATTGATATGAACCACATCTTCGTAATTCTCAAGAATGAATCCGGCTAAGTCATTACTTGTCCAGCGTGTCATAATGATAATCAGCTTGAAGCCGTTCTCTGTACGCTGCAACATTGTGGATGTGAACCATTCTATCTGCTTTTGAAGATTTGATTCGTTGTAGGCTTCTGCTGCGGATTTGATTAAGTCATCGATAATCATAATGTTACAACCGAAACCGGTAGCGGTACTGGTAGGAGAAGTAGCAAGATAGTTCGTCTGCTCCGAACCCTCCAATGCCCATTTAGAAGCACTCGCTTCGCCACGCTTAATCTGCGTGTTCGGAAATATATCGCAATATGACAAAATCCCCTCTGTAGGTTTTTCAGCAATGGTATCTCGCACTTGCTTTGCAAACGTACTGGAGAGGATTTCATTATATGAGCCGGTCATTACTTTAATCAGAGAACCATATACACCAAATAACCACTGTACAAATAACGTGGCAGTTCTCGATTTTCCATGACGTGGCGGCATGTTTACAACCATGATTTTCTTATCAGATTCCATAAACCACTGCAACGTGTCTGCTAAATCCTTTAAGAATGTTCTACTGTCCATGTAAAAGTCTGGAGCTTTTAGCTTGCAATACTCAAAAAAGTTTTTCCTCGCCAGAGCTTTTTTAATCTCTTGGTAATTCAGCATCGTCCTCACACTTCTTTGCTAATGCCTTTAATTCTTCCACCGTCAGTTCATCGTAAGGGTTGCTGGTATCAATCTGTCCAACAACATTCAAATTGTCGTCTGGCTTCTGACCGGAAGTGTCACGCAAGAATGTAATTGCCTGCGTATCTCCTTTCAAGGCTTTCTGGATCTGAGTAATAAGCATCGCTTGCTCAACTGTGATGTTCTTTCCCTTGAGAGCTGCAAAGTTCTTTACGGATTCCACATCACACTGCTTACCGGACTTTAATGGCATCCCTAATAAGATGTCCAGAGAATCTTTCATGGCTCTTTTTCTTCGTCTTGTCTCTGCCGACTTAATAGCACCGGCTTTTCCACAAGCAGAAAGCTCTTCTTTTGTCATTTCAAAAAACTGCTTTCCTTTTGGAGCTTCCAATTCTGCCATGATAACACCTCCTTAATCAAAATTAGGAATCCATGCTTTCGAATACTTGGATTCTTTATCAACATTATGCTTTTTGAATACGTTCTCCATCATCAGCAATTCGATTTCGTCCTTTGTAGCACCAATCTCTTTGCAAATATCCGGCACTGGCATTCCGTGTTCGTTTACCAGAGCTTTAATAATATCAGACATCTTAATTGCGATGTGAGAACCCTTTGCTCTGTTAATACGAATAGTCAGTAGCATGCGCTCTGGTTCTGTCAGCTGCATAATAACAACCGGAACTTTACCACCGGTCATTGCAGCAACATCTTTGTCTGCCTTTGCCAAACTAGCTCTATGGAATCCATCAATAATGACAAAATCCTGCGTAACTAAAATCGGTTGAATCCAACCTTGCTTGAGTAAGCTGAACTTTAACAGTTCCATTTCCTTGCTATAAACTACATTGGGATTGTAGTCGTTAGCACTCAGCTTTTCTACATCTACCCACTCCACGTTAGAGATAGGCATTTCGTTAATCTGCATATCAATTCCTCCAAATAAAAAAGAACGCTCATTTTAAGCGTTCTTCCATTTCCCTCGTATAATGTTTCATGTATACTGGTTCAAATATTTTACCCTCTGCCACTTTATCGAAATAGAACTTTGCATATTTATAACGTCTATGCTCTTCTCCAACTTCGATAACGTGGTAGTTCCTATGACATCTGTAACATAAGCAATGCAGCGATTGCATCGCAACCTCTGGAGTGTAATCCTCACAATGCCATTCCCTTATGCCTTTGTCTTGTCCGCATATCTCACAAGGCAACTCGCAAGGATGCGGAAGTTCCCCATCTGCTATTGCCTTTTTGACACGATATAAGTTTGCTCTTCGTTCTTTAGCCGTGAAACCCTTGTAATCTCTCATGGTAATATTCTCCTATTACCATACAGTTTATAACAAATACTTGACAAATGCAATATCTTTATTTTGCGATAATATCGCAGCTCCATTGCGAACATGGGATTTCACAGATAGCGGAGTACAGAAAGCAGTCATTTCACTTATACCACGCATCCGGCACAAATCCTTTGCATGCTCAATGAACTTCTGTAAGCATCCCTTACCACGATATTCCGGTATAGTGTAATTACTCTTGAATCGTGCGCTCTTACCTTTCAGCACTATGCAATAGAACGACACCAGCGCATCCCCATCGAATATTCCATACCATCTTGCTCCGGTTGGATTTTCGAATGATACTCGCTCTTTCTTAGCAGCTGCCATAAGCGGCTTTATTGCTAGAAAACTAATCTTCACTACCCTCATTTTCGTATTCAATATCCTCCGGTGACGGAACTTTCTTAGGCATTAACTCTCGTTTGTACTGTCCTGCAAGAACTGCTTTGAACACGTACAATACTGGATAACCACCAAAGTTTTCAATTCCCTCGTCATACTTCATTTTATTTTTACGAATGATTTCAGCATTCTTTACACGCTTATGAGCCATTGCATTCTGTTCTGCATCAGTGATTACATCGTCAATGTATTTATGAATGCCCTCGAATGAATGCTCATATTCGTATATGATGCCGGTTCTGTCGTATTCTTTCCAATACATCCCTTGAACAATCATCTCTGGAAACAAAGTAATGAGCTGCTCGTAGAACTTCGGATACAATGTTTTCTGCTTTGCGAACTGCTTAGAACATTCAGCATGTAATGGAGTCGCAACTCTGAGCTGCTGCCCATTCCACAACTGATGGTCGTAGATGTCGCAATACTTAATATCGTTTTTACAGAAGTACACGAATAAATCACGCTCTGTCCAATCGTAAATTGGCTTTACCAGCTTAATACGCTTACTCTTAGTCGCATTGATGTAATTTTCATTGCGCTTAACACAACATGACTGTAAACGTGTCAGTGATTCGTCTGCTCTGATTCCGGTCAGTATAGCAACTCTGCCTTTTTCGTTCTGACAAATAAACTCATCAGCACTGTACTGGTCGAATACTTCATATTGACCTTCTGGCAACCGGATTGCATATTCTGGCGGCTGCCGTAACCATTCTCTATCTTTATCCCACTGAACATAATCGTAAGTATTTCCCAGAATGAACTTACTGGACTGCAATGGGATTGCGTAATACCGGAAGTCGTATCTGCCGGATTCTGCTTTGGATCTGACAAAGTCAATTACATCGTCTGGAATCAGTTCCTCGTCTCTAAAAAAGACTTTAACCTTTTCAGTGATGCCCATATCTCTGTAGACCTCTTCAACCAGTTCCAAGACACATAAACTGTCTTTACCACCGGAGAACGCAACCAGCAGCGTGTCAAACGTGTTGATTACATGTCTGATGCGCTTCTTTGCTTCGGTATATACGTCTGAGTCTATATACAGTTTTTTCTTCTTAGTTTCCGTTGCCATTTAACCAATCCCTAACTGCAATCAGTACACGCTCTGCAATGGTGTCCACGTCTGGGAACTTGCGCTTGAGTACACCTAAGAACTCGTACCATTCTTCCTGCTCTTCCTCATTGTTGAAAGTAAGCTCATAACAGATGCTATAGCCTTTTTCCTTTGGCATTTCCTTTGGCTCTGGAGCTTCCTCTTCTTCATCCCACTGAGCTTTCAGTTCTTCCATATCCAGACTAAAGCCAAGTGCATCCATATCGAACATCTCGTTTAACTCACCAAGCTCTCCTGCCAGCAAATCATAATCCCAAACCGCAAATTCACTGACCTTATTATCAGCTAAACGGAATGCCTTAATCTGCTCTGGAGTCAAATCATCTGCAATAATAACCGGAACTGTTTTGAATCCCAGCTTAATTGCAGCCTTATATCTGGTATGACCGGTCACAATCACATTGTTGGAATCCACCACAATCGGTACTTTGAAACCGAACTCTTTGATGCTTTCCAAAACCTTAGGAACTGCTGCATCATTCTTACGTGGATTCTTTTCGTATGGTATCAAGTCACCCACGTTCATCTCAATTACATTCATGCTATTCCTCCATTCACATGAAAAAAGGACACAAGCTCTAAGCTCATGCCCTACTCTGTCCTATCTTTACATCATATATAATATCACATTTTCATATAAAGTTCTATAAACGTAAGTCAATCTGTCGGATAGATTTACTTGCCTATCTCACAACTTCCTCAACTGTCCATCTCAGACCATCCATCACAATCACATCGCCAACCTCATAGACCTTATCAGCATACAGAGTGTTTTGATATTCGTCATTTCTTCTGTAAGCTCTCTCACTGGTTATTATGTACTCATGCTTAAAATTCATATTCAGACCTCCTTATTTAACCCAAATTACCATGTCGCCATTAAACGTCAGCTGCTCTTTGACCGGTTCATAACCATTGTCAGTTGCCCACTGGTTCGCGTCCTCAATGCAATCCTTACTCCACGCTTCAAATCTCGCTAAAATCTTCTTAGATTCCATATGTACCACTAAAACCATATCTATTCCTCCTCTTCTACCCAAAAGTATTCATCACTGTAATTAAAACTCGCTTCGCACTGCAATTCGTCTTTCCAAAATCTTGCTTCCTCTTTGGTTTCATAAACACCGTAACTTCTTCTCTCGCTCACTACTCTGTACTTCATATTCAATTTCTCCTTTCTTATCATTGCCCGTCTTGCCGTTAGCCCAGCTATGTATCAACTATCTTGCATCTCTTAACTCATCGCCAGTATAGGTTGTTCTTCTAAACTCTTCCTGCCACTGTTCGTGCTTTCTTAACTTTTCATCCTGCTTCTTGCAAAATGTTTCATAATCTTCTTCGTTCAACAGTTCCTTTGCAAATCCTCTTGTCAAGCACTCAACCATTTCTTCCATTGTCATTTCATAAACCTCATTATCAATTTCAAATTCCCATGTTCTTGTCATTTTTAAATCCTCCTTGTCAATTTTAAATTGCTTTTCCTTACATCTATACTCTAACACATCTAAGAGAAAAAAGCAAGTAAAACTTGCATTATTTTTAAAAAAATTTAGGGGATTCATAAGAACCCCCTTTTTAATGTGATTTTAAATTGCCTTTTCGTCTAAAATTTTTTGCACTGTCGCAAAGGCATTGTTTTTTATTTCGTGAACCCACGTGTTCGAATTATCCCATTCATTTGAAATATCCGTCCACGACATCCCTTGAATATAATGCTTATGTAGCAAATCATATTCCTTTGGATTCTCTACGAGTTCAATAATTCTCTTGACGTTTTTAAATTCATCAATGTACCGGTCAATCAGAATGTTGATTTCTCTTTGCAGGTCAATTATTTTGGCAACAGTATCTCCTAATGAGTCTTTGCTACCGGATGTCTGAACTTGGTCTGGTGTGAGTTCTTTGTTTAGTTTACCTAACAAATCATTGAGCATATCAAGTTCACGCTGCAAGGAATTTATTTTCACATTCAACATAAAAACAGAATCTAAATACTCTCTGGCATTCATTACCTTATCTCCTTTCAAAAATACCTCTGTGCAAGTGTGCAAGATGTGCATCTTATTTCTATATTCTTATATTTTTATATATTTAGTATCATAATTTAGTGATTTACTTAAAATATATAAAAGTAAGAATTGTGCATGCACATCTTACTCACTTGCACAAACCCTTTGTTTATGCGCCCTCCAGCTGAGTAAGATTGTGCATCTGTGCAAGCAAAATTCAGTTGTGCAAGATGAGTAAGATAGTTTTTACGTTTTTCAAAAAGTACAAAATCCACTTGCACATCTTACTCACTTGCACAAGACCGTTTTTATCTTACTCAATCTTGCACATTAACGTGCTAAATTATTTGACATACATGCCTATCTGTTTGCCATCAATTCGTGTACGTTTTACGACTAATCCCAGATGCTTATTCAACGCTTTAGAGAAATTTGCCAGCGTTAATTCTTGAAAACCATTCTCTGCACAAAAGCATTTATATTGTCTATGAACCTCTTTAGTCTCACGATTTACTAAGTCCTCTTCGTCATGCTCCTGCAAGAATACCAAAATAGGATTGTTCTGCAACTCGTATTCTTCCAGCTCTTTTCGCACTCGCTCACTTTCAGTAAAGCTCTTGTTCTCTAATACTTGCTTCAATCCTCTCAACCCCAACTGAATCATATATTCCATGCACTCCGTTGCTCTGAGTTTCCATGTGATATATGGGTCGTAATCTGGGTCGTCTTTTGTAAACTTCGCATTAAAAGGGATAATAACTAATCGTCTTTTCAGTGCTGCAAAACCTTGTGATTTCGTCCGTGGTAAGCTATTTGCACTAACGAATACTTTAATGTAAGGGTCAAAGAAAAACGCATCCTGCCCTTTAAATTCCGCTTTGATTTCATTACCGGATACTATCTTCTTCAAGTTTGCCACTGCTCTGCCTTGCAAAAATTCATCCGATATATCGTCTGCCACGTTTGCCAGTTTTCCCATCATGGTTGCCGGACTAAATCTCTCGTCCAGTTCATTCAGATCCAGCGCAGATGTATTGGGTTTGCCCAACACATTCTTAACTATATCCAAAAACGTAGACTTACCATTTGCACCCTCACCGGTCAAAAAGAATGCCTTAGACAATTCATTTCGTCTATAAAAGCAATATCCCATCGACTCTTCCAGTAACATTCTGATTGCTGCATCATCGCAGGACATTTTATCCAGTGTCTTATCCAGAAGTTCACTATAAGCCTTTGGGTTATAATCCCACGGAATTTTGTTAGTGATTACAATGTCTGGATTAAACTCAAGTAACCGGTCATTTACTAAATCATAAATGCCGTTGTTGAATGCTATCAAGTTAGCATCTGCCATCGGATAGTTTTCTGCACACAAAATCTCCAGATACTTCATAACTTCGGAACGCTGGGCATCTTTCAAAGTAGGAATGTGCCGAATCATAATAGCTTCAATTTCTCTCTTGCCACCGACATACACTCCATCTCTGTAAACGTGTAGCACACCATTGATTCTTTTCACATTGTCGTTGTTCTTTAGGAACATTGCAAAGTTGTTATGCAGGAATGTTCTGCCGTTAAAGAATACTTCTTCCGGAAACGCTTCATCTCGGAGAATCACTTCCAACTCTCCAACGGATAATGGTTCTTTCAACACATACTTGTTAATGATTTCAATGCATCGTCTACTTTCGTCTTTACTGAATCCAGCGTTGGTAAGATTCAGAATGTAACTATACAAAGCACTATTCCTACCCTCACCCTCTTCCATTTCAAAAAAGTTCTGACTACTGTTTACCGGATGCAACCACTTAGGAAGCTCACTGTAATTTCCGTCATAGGAATCCCATTCAACAAATCGTTCCTCTCCGTCAATCTTGATTACTTCGTAAGTGTTTTTACCACCAACTTTAATGTCTGCAGTCAACCCACAAGCCAGTTTTCTACCAGTACCGCATTTAGCAACACCAGAGTTCTTAAAAACAAAATGTCTGCCACGCTTCGTCAGATATACTTTGCAATCCAGTTGTAAATCTTCTACGATTTTCATTAAAATCTCTGACTGCTGCATATCGTCAATGTCTATTACAATCACATCGTCAGCGAGTACTCCGGCATATTCCGGTAAATCCTGCACTTGTTCTAAGGACTTAAACTTTTTAACACCTTTTATCGGTTCAATGGATTCTTTATTTTTCGTAATCACGTATCCCTTGTACAAATCCATTTTAAACATCTCCTTCTGCTCTATGCAGCGACTTATCTGCTTCAAAACCCTTTGGGTATCTGCTTATCAGCTTGTCAATATTCATAACCATAACCTCTTCGAGAGTCCATCCCATTACTGTACAATACTCAGCAATAAACCAGAGCAAATCGCCAAGCTCCTTTTTCGCATGTTCCTTATCAAATGCATGCCCTTGATAGTACTTCTGATAAATACTATGCAATTCTCCAACCTCACCAACCATTCCAAACAAAGCGTGCAGCTCTGTAGCAATTTCATTAAGGTCTTTGTTCATTGTTCTTGCTGCTAACTTCTGATACTCGTTTCCTCTCATTGTCTGCTCTCCTTATCATATCCCACGTTTCTTGTATTTGTAGTTGTGAATAGGTTAAACCCATTGATTTTGCTTTGAGCAAAAATTCAACTAAACCCAAGTTTGTTGGCTTGTATCTCTTCATCCAACATGCCCTCCAGTTCCATCAACTTGCCCATGTACCAGTCAGCTTTGTCCAAATCCTCTTGACCGTTCTTAGCTGCTGCTCTGTACCGGTACTTATAAACATTACACATGCAGAAGTGCTTTACTGCTTCCACACCAAACATGGCAACCATTTCGTCAATGCATTCATATTTCCCTTGATAATGCGCTGGATGGTCTACTTTCTCCGACTTAGTTCCAGCAATTAGAGAATGTGCAATTCTTACTTCATCCTCATTCAAAACAATGGCAACACCGTCTTTAACTTCTTCAATCGTCATACCTTTACTCCTTTACTTTTAAAAATCTTCCACAATGGCACACACCACTTTCGGTCTGTTCCTTGAATTCTTTACACATACACTTGAAATCATCAGTCCTCAGTACCGCACATGGGCAGTAACCGTCATTTGCTTCTACAAGCGTTTTGACACTCGGATTTACTTCAACTATTTTCATCAATCACACCTCGCTTCCCGACATAAACCATGCAGCAGCAAACACCAATGTCATAAATGTCATAAAACCGCATACAAATTTTATCTTTTCTTTTGTAGTAGAAGTATTATCAAGTAACCAAACAAATAATATAGTAATTGCAAGGCATAAAAGCCAAAAACCAATCATAAACTGCATTTACTCCGTCTCCCATTTCTTCTCAATCTCTACTGTGGTATCAATATAAAATCTTTTCACTTTTTTGGTGTTCACATCGATACAAGCGACATATCCATTTGTGTTTTTTATCAGATGCCCTACTTTATACTTGATTCCATCAAAGCAAAAGAACTCTCCAACTCTCAAAAATCCTATTGTGGTTTTAACCATAAATCACACCTCCACTATCTTCTTGATGTTTGCTATCTTATCTTTTAATTCTCTAATCTGATTGTGCAAATTTTTCATTTCCTCAATCAAATCAAAGTTGTCGAGCATGCACTCTTCAACCTCTACTGTAGTAAAACTATAACCACATTCATTACATTTTCTTTTTCTCCAGATTGCACCATTCTTATTTCTACTGTCTGTAACTGTCGTATTTCCACCGCAATCCATGCAATTTTTCACATAATATTGTTCGTTCATCACACTACTCCAAAATCTCTCAATCTCTTGTAGGTAAGCTGCACATACCATTCCTTATCTAACATGCTAGGTACTGGATAACCATTAACGTCTGCATTAAAAATAAAGCAGTTCTCTGGTGTATTTTCTATCTTGGCATACGCTCCGGTCGTAGCATGCAGCTTTACTAAACCGCCATCTGGGTTCTTGCTCGCAAACACTCTGATTGTTTTTTCTTTCAATTCAGTTGCATCGCTCAGATCCATGCGCAATCTTTTGGTAAGTTTACCGGTCTTAACGCTTCTCACTGGAACGTACTTAACACCATGCAGGATGCATTTGTATTTACCAGAGATTTTCTTCACCATCTGGAACTCACGCAAATCGTCACATTCCATAATTGTCTGCCTTACAGATTTACCATGCAGCATAAAATCAACCATAGCTTTGTTGACAATTGCTAAATCATAATCCAGCCTTGAGAGCTTCTTCACGTAAGCACCTTTGGATTTCATTTTTCCGTCAGCAGTCACAATCACATAGTTGTTGACATCCTTTTGGAACACCTTTCTGTACTCGTCAAATTCCAGCTGCAGACCGGTACGCTTTTCCCATTCGTAGGCAACATCGTCTATCAATGAGTACCATTCGTCCTCGTCATATCCTGCCGGCATCTTTATTAAAATACCGTCAGTATTACTTTGAATAAGCTCACAATAAGGCTCAACGTGTTCTATTAAGTCCAACAATAATAACTGCCCAAACACACAAACGTTATTTGCCATCAATGGGTCATACAGAGGATTGTTCTTATCCTTACTTGCTCCATACGTTCCATTGATTACAATTTTCAATGCAGCTTGTAGAGGGTTCTTCTCTGCTTTATACTTCAATCGCAAATCTACAATGTCTTTAAACTTCGTAGGATTGCAGCTCCTAGAAAGCAAACCATAGATAATCATAAGCATCGGATACAGACTAGCAACGTCCATCATCAGATATAAACCCTCACCATAGTACTTTTCCTTTGCACCATGCACACCACCCCAAGCAAAGTCATGTGGTACACCAGCAATGTCAATGTGCAATGACTTATCGTAATCTCTGTTAGCTCTGTTCTGATACCACTCCAATACTTTCTTGTATTTTGACAACCGTAAAGTCTCTGGGAAATGGATTTCAAATTCATCGTGGTAAGTAGTTCTCTTTGCTTCCAGAATCGTTGCAGACAAGCCAACTTTAGTTTTGGATATATAGCTCAACGGTAAGTTAAACATTTTGATTAAGCCCATCTGTGCATCAAAGTCGCTCTTACGCTCAATGAATACCTCAACCGTCTGCTCCACGTCATGTCTACAGTACTTAATTGTTTCTGCAATTTCTTCTGTAGTCAGTTTCCGGTCAATATCAAAGGGAACGCTGCTCTCTCGAATATCGTTGCCCATAAATCCCTCAAAGACTTTCAAACCTCTGTCTACACCTTGCATAACATCGTAGTTGTTCAGTGGGATATTATAGAATGCGCTGGAGAATTTCCACCCCGGCTTGTCTTTAACGATAATCCAATCGTTACACTGCTTCGGAGATAACCCTAACAAGATGCTCTTCAAAATGTACTGGTCGTAATTCCGGCTATTAAAGCCAACCCAAACATCATCCTTGTGATGCTCGTAGAAGTCACGTAGCTGCTCTTCTGCATTCACAATCACATGCTCCTGCTGCGCATCCATGTCCAGTATTACGACCAGCCAATCGTATTTGAATACTTCGAAATCGTAAAAAAGCATTTATTCCACATCCATTTCAAAATCCTGCACTGTTATCACAACATCATCTAATCCACCGAAATTATCCTCAAGTACCTCTCTCAACTTCTCAGCACTTCTTTCTTTAGTAGGAATATCTTCCACATCTTCAATTCGTGCAATCTCTGTAATCTGCGCAGTGATAATTCTTGTGATTTCTTTCATAACAAATCTCCTTTCTAAATTCAACTAGGGATTGCTTTCTACAACCCCTAGTCATTTTTAAATTGCTTTTTAGTCTAAAAAATTTTAGACCTCAAACACCTCTTCAATTTTGAATACCGGATAACCCTTTTTGGATTCACTGTACTTTAATACAAACTCCAGATTGCCGGTCGCTTCGAACACGTCCAGAATTGTATTGTTATAGTGTTCGTAGTTGCCATCGAACTCAACATCAATGCCGGTGTCCATGCTTCTCAGCAATTCATTTACAATGTGAATCTGGAATCCCTGAGTAAGCAACTGGTTCATAAAAATCATACTGTTCTTATACTGTCCGTTGAGAATCTTAAACCAAATCGCAATCATCGGCTCACCCTTATGCTTCTCAGAACCACATTCTTTCAGTTCAATCTTCTCAACCTTAACCTCATAAGTACCAAAAGGCACTTCCTCATAACTGCCACCGTTTTCAGCAGCTTCCTTTACGTCCTGCTTTAATGCTTCTCCATCAATCTGCTTGTTCCACTTGTCAAAAATACTCATTTTATTTGTCCTCCTACTTTAAAATTTTTCCAAAAATCTTGCTCAATTCAACCAGCATCTTTTCCATCTCGTCCGGTTCATAAGATTCATCCGGTTTCAAATCCATTTCCTTGACGATTGTTTCAAGTGCATTTTCTAATGCAAATTCAGTAAACTTGTCAAGAATCTTCTCATTACCCTTACGCTTCAAAAACTCTTTAAGAGTGTGCTTAGATGCTTCAATGTGCGTCTTTTCTTCATCCTTAGATGGTAAAAACTTGTGGCTAAGATTAAGTGCTTCCTGCAAAGTGTCAACCACTCCTGCTTCCTTTAACATTTCAATGATTTCCTGCAACATATTATTCTCTTTCCTTTCTCACTCTCCGTGTACGCTTTGGCTCTTCTGCTGGTGTCTCCGGTTCTACTGGTACTGGTTCTGCAGGAGTTTCCTCAACCTTAGACTCTTCCCCGACCTCGGTGGTAGCAGCATCATCACTTGGTTCTTCCTTAACAGTTTTTCTAGCTCTTCCAGACTTTGTAGCACTCCCACCGGAAGTTCCGGCAGCATTATCATAAACCTCCATAAGTGCATCCCAGCTCAATGGGATTGTTGTTTCAGTAACACCCTTTAATCTGCCGCCACCGAAAATAACTTCGTTAGATTTAAAGTTCAGCGTTCTACTACCATCATCCTCAACAACTACTCTCGCCACAATGTCCACCATACCGGCAATCTTGTTGGCAAGCGCATCTTGAATGTTCGGTGCAATTCTCGTAATATTCTGACCGTTCTTCTTAGTGATGTCCTTAGAAATATCCTCATGGCTAATTACAATCAGATTTTCGTAGTCCAGATTAAAGAACCGTCTCATTACGCTCAGATATTCGGTTTTAACCATGTCGTATGCCTTACCAAAACCGGAATCACTTTCATGCTGGATACCAAGCTCGTCATACTTGTAAACTCTACACATTTCACGTGTATCCTCCAGCAAGTCCACAATGATTGTCTTAAAATCATTCTGCTTCTTTTCCAGCTCTTCAATTGTCTCCTTAAAGACTTGCCAAGCAAACTTACGCTTTGTAATTCTGCCCTCTGTGGTAACAATATCCTTAATTGCAATGTAAGGCATCGTTACAAACTCAATGTTGCCATCGGTGTTGAGATTCAATGGATCTGGCGCATCGTCAAGCATCGTAGTCTTTCCACTGAATGCTGCACCGTAAATCCAAATCTTTCTCTTTTTGGCTTTGCCAACTTCTCTTCGCTCGTTACTAGGTAATACCATGTAATCTGCTCCTTTCTCACAATAATCTTTTATTTCACAGAACTTACAAAGGTAGCTAGGCTTCTTCTCATAAGTTCTAGTGTGCTGAATTTTATTAACAATTTCATAGTACTCGTAGACTTTATCAGCATCGAATTTCACATACTCAATGTAGGGTTCTGCTTTGTCTACTTCCATCTGCACTCTGCGCCTAAACTGCTGCAACGATTCATCCTTGCGCTGCTTAGATTGATTCTTTGGAATAAATATAAATCCAATGTTTCTGATAACGTGTCCGGTGGACTGTTCAAAAATCTCTTTGTATACGTGTAGCTGCCGTGATTTCAAATAATGCTCCACATTATTGGAGTACTTAAAATCGTACATGTCATAGACTTTTGTACCGTCTTTCTTCACTTCCACAAGCTGCAATAAGTCTATGAATCCAACAAAATCTTTTGTCATTAGCTTATATTCAAAGATAACCTTTTCTCCTGCCAGTAACGCTTTGACCTTGTTAATCATAGTTTCCAGCTTTATAGATTCCGTAATATGCTCGTTGCTTATCACCGGATATTCCATAAAGTATTCCTTGATTGCACTAGCTGCATCTTTTTCAATGCCGTTGTGTAGAGCAGTTCCTATCTTTAAAGGATTCGTTGCTTCACAATCCCACAGAGCTTCCAGTTTATCCATGTACCGGAATTTAAACTTAAAAGGACACTGTTCAAAGAGTTCTGTACTGCTATGGCTAAATCTCGTCATTTCACATTTACATTGTGGTTGCTCCGGTTCTTTAGGCTCTTCCTCCAAATCGTCTATCATCCATACAAATGTCCCATCGGATTTCCACTTATAACCGCTAAGCTCCTTTAGCATTCTTTTTGTTTCCTCGGTTAATGTAAACTGTGGCATTTCAAAGACATCTCTCAGCTTATTTCCCATAGCATCACCAACCTTTTATAGAGTCGTACATGCCGTTGGCTTGTATAGCATCGCTAAAATCGCCATAGAGTAAGTCAATGAAGTGCTTAAAGTTTTCCCATTGCTTTGGATACAATAGAAATGCAAATCCACCGGCTTCCTCAATAGTTCGCAAATTATAGAGCTGCAATTCACTAGGCTTTCCGGTCGGTGCTTTCACTTCAATAGCAACAAACTTACCATTTACGCATGCCAAAATATCTGGGATACCGGATTTTGTGTACTGCCCACCGCCCCAATATTTCAGAAACCACGCACCTCTACCACTCAAAAACGCTTTGATTCTGTTTTCAAAATTCTTCTCAGTTGCCATTAAATCACACTCACTCTCAAATAAGCTGCTTTCTTCGTAGGCTTCAAAAACAATTTGTATGCTTCCGGATTCTCTTTTTGGAACTGCTTGCTATCAAATGTCATAGATTCACTTGCCGGAACATAAGCAATTTTCAAACAATCATCCTCATACTTAGCTTCATTGCAGGATTCCATATCTGCCATAATTAAAGCCTTTAGGTTTTTTTCTCTTTCCTCCAACTGCTTTTTCTGTATCAGCACATCGCATAATTCAGATGTCAAATCTTTATTCATACATCCTCCTCAAAAATAAAACCAACCAAATGTCCAGCTCTAACTTCAGTTGCAATTCTGTCCTCTTCATATAACTTTCGCAATATCATTACTGGCATATCATCGAGTTCCCAATCATCATTCATCTCCAAAGTCCTCCTTAAATAAATCATCCGTATAATCCCTAAGTTGCTGCAACCGGTCATAGATTTTTTCCTCTATAGAACCCTTACACATCATTACATAATAGAAGCATTTGTTCTGCTGACCTATTCTGTGGATACGCTTTTTGGACTGTTCAAATAATTCACTACGTTCTGGTACTGTATAATAAATAATCTTGTTTGCAGCTTGTAAATTCAATCCCATAGAAGCAGCTTGGTACTGGCAAAGTAAAACGCAATCAGAATGCTTATCAAACAACTCTTTATCTTTGCGCTCTCCGTTGATAACTCCAACTGTCCTGCCCAAGTCCTTACAAATCTGCTCCAGCTGGTACATTTCATCATTAAAGTTGTAGAATACTATCAACCGGTCTTGTGTAGATTCCAGCAAATCCACAAAGGCTTGCAATTTGGCTTCACTGTATTGTCCACAGAGTTGCCTTGCTCGCAATCTCTTTGTTAGGCTTGTATCTCCAATGAGTTCTGTACCATCTGCCAGCTGCACATAATCGTCTGTGATAAACTTCACATAATCCTTTGATTTAGGAACATGCACTGCAATAAAGTTCTGTTCCGGTAAGTCAAAGCACTCTTCCGTTTTCATAAAAACGCATCCATGCTGCCGCAACTTAGATTTCAAACGCTCCACGTTCTTATAAGGATTATCTTTGTCGATGGTTTTTCGTATCATTCCACCGAATCGTACTGTCTTAAAGTTCACATACTGCTTCAAATACAAGTCTTCACTGATGTTGTAACCCAGCAAGCTCATTTGTGTCCAAAGGTTTTCGTATTTACCACTTGTAGGTGTACCACTCAGCAGTATTACGTTCTTTGGATTCAGCTTCATAATAAATTTAGTCTGCTTTGCTTTGCTGCTCTGTATCAGAGAGCTTTCATCCAGCATCAACGTAAAATCTTTCAAATCCAGTAGCTCTTTTCTCCTCCAAGCCAACTCATAATTCACAATGCCAATGCACTTATAACCTTGTGACTTATTTGCTGCTAAAAACATCTTTAGCTCTTTTGGATTCCTCAAAACAAATACAATGTGACTGTAGTACTTTTCAAAATGCTCTTTCCAGTCGTCAATCTTCGTGTTCTGGCACACCAGCAAATTTATCCGGCAACCCAATTGAATCATCTTCTCAGAACCAACAAACGTCTTTCCCAAACCCATGTCCAAGTAATAAGCAACTCGGTTGCAATCACTTGTCTCTTCCAGAGCTTTTATCTGGTGGGGAAATAATTTAATCATCTTTGCCCTCACGCTTCATAAGAGCTTCAAGTAATTCAATAATTGAATCCAATTTGTCTGCTGCACCGGATTCGTTCATTTTTGCTTCTAGTTCAGCAACTTTCATACCGTCTTTAACAAGGTCAATAAACTTATCTTCTGGAATTTCCAACTGCACCTTTGCTTGATATGCAATTCTGCATACTGCTTTCATTAAATCTTCTCCGGTCGCTTCAACTTCAATTTTTGTACGCTTCTCGTCACTTTCATAAATAATCTTACTCTTACTCATAAATAATCTCCTTCACATTCTCTGGGTCTGTTAAATCCTTACCCTCATTCATTTCCAAAAAGTTCAATAGTGCCTGCCGTCTCACTTTGTATCTGCCCAACTGTAGGCAGGGAAGCAATTTTGCCTTAATCAGTTTGTATACATAATTTTCATTAGTCTTTAGTAATGCAGCAACTTCTGGTACTGTATACAATACATCTTCCAAAACTCAATCCTCACTCCCCTCAGTCAATTTTAAATTGCTTTAGTCTGCAAAAAAATTAGTCCAATCAAAGTCAAGCACTTCTGCAATTGCTTTTGCAACTGGTACAGATGGTTTGTTGACTCCGTTCTCGTACATGCCAATGGACTGTCGTGTAACACCAACCCTTTCTGCCAAACTATCTTGTGTCATTCCTGCTGCTTCTCGCACCTTTTTTAAGTCAAATGCCATTTAAAATTCTCCTTTCTCAATGTTATTGTGCAATAATATATTGCTATAATGCTATTATAACTTGCTTATAAAGATTTGTAAAGCAATTTTTACTTGCTTTTTAAATTTTTTTCTATTTTTACTTGCGCAAGGCATTGACAACGCAAGTTAAACTTGCTATACTTACAATGTAATTTATCGGTACAAGATAACTAGGAGGTGGAAAAATGAGTGAATTCTACAAAAGATTAAAGTCTATCCGTAAAGAACACGGAAAGCAGCAATACGAGTTAGCTGATTTATTAGGAGTAACAAGAGCCACTATTTCTGCGTATGAAACAGATAAGATTATGCCACCATATGACAAGCTGAAAATGCTGGCAGACTATTTTAGCGTTTCCGTTGAATATTTGACCGGTCAAGAAAACACCAAAGACACAGAATCCAAGAGCATTGACGTGAGCGAGACGTTACGATTACTACTCAACGAACTGCAAACGGATTCTCAGATAACAATAGATGGAGTCGAATTAAACGACCAATCTAAGGAACTTCTACTTAATAGTATAGAAAGTTCTTTGAAACTTGGAAAATTATTAGCAAAGAATAATCAAGAGTAATATCGTTTGGAAGGGAATGTATTTAGTGGAAAAGACGAATCAAGTTATATCAGAACAAAATGTTCACATCGTAGAGGAAAATCTGGGCAATCAAATTGCAGGATATTTAAACCACACATTCGAAGAAAAATTGATACACGTCAATTCTGAGATACCAAGCTATTACAAAGATTTTGTAATAGCATATTTTTTACCACTGAACTCTGCTGACGTTAGTTCCATCAAGTTTTTAACGATAGAACGTCTTTTTGAGAAGTTTCCAACATGCGGAATCATGCTGGCAATCTAATTTGCTTGCACACTTGCACAATCTTGCACAACTGGAAGCCTTTGTTTATGCGGCTTTCAAGGCTTGTGCAAGATGTGCATGCAAACTTCTTACTTTTATATAAATAAGAAAAATATCTATATAGAAGTGAATATATAAAATATATATAGTAGTAGTACATCTTGCACATCTTGCACACTTGCACAAAAAACAAACAAAGGAGTGATTTATTTATGGCTGCGGTTACGGTCAGAAATCGAAATCTAAACAAAGTTGACAAAAACGGAAAGCTAAAGAAACCAAATTGGGAATACAGATTCGAAGCTGCCCCCATTGATGGTAAAAGAAATCAGATTAGTAAATCCGGTTTTAGAACAAAAGCGGAAGCATTGGAAGCCGGCAACAAAGCTCTTGCAGAATATAATAATGCCGGTCAGCATTTTAAATTAACTGAAATCTCAGTTGCGGATTATTTGGACTTCTGGTTTGATAATTATGCGAAGATGGAATTGAAATATAACACTCAGCTTGCATATCTAAACATCATTGAAAATCATCTAAAACCTAACTTTGGGCATTACAAACTGAAATCACTGACACCTACTCAGCTTGTCCAGTACGCAAATCAACTAAAGATAAACGGATTCTCCAAATCACACTTGGTCGGCATACTCTCCACATTCTCAGTGGCATTGGATTATGCAGTAGAACCTCTAAAATACATCAAAGAAAATCCCATGAGATACGTCAAATATCCTAAAGTGGAACGTAAACCACGAGAAAGGATTATATTAGAGTCAGAGGACTTCCAGAAAATCATTGAACGTTTTCCGGCTGGCAATAGATTTCACATCCCACTGCTGCTAGGTTGGAATTGTGGCTTGCGAATTTCCGAAGCATTCGGATTGACGTGGGATGATATTGATTTCCAAGAGAAAACCATTACGATTAACAAACAGACAGTCAAGCGCAATTATGGTGTGGAAGTAAGACAAGTTCTAAAGCAAAAAGGAAAAAAAGAGGAAAAGTCAGCGTGGTATTTCACTGAACCTAAGTATGGATCTGAGCGTGTAATCAAAATGCCGGACACTTTAATCAAAGCTCTAAAAGAGGAAAAGAAACGACAACTGATGTATGAATTGGAATACGGTCAATATTACACAATTCATGTTGGTAAGGTTGAAAAAGATGAAAAGGGAAATGAAATCACAAGAATCATTCCGGTCATTAAAGCAGTCGAACCGCAGCTGCCAAGATTGAAAATGGTCTGCGTAAGTGAAAACGGAGAAATGACCTCCAGCGATTCTTTTAAGTATTGCAGCAGAGTAATTCGAAACCAGATGCACATAGCTTTTGACTACCATAGCTTACGACATACGCATGCAACTCTACTTATTGAAAATGGTGTAAGTCCAAAAGCAGTCCAAGACAGATTAGGTCATAAGAAAATAGAAACCACCTTACAAACTTATGTCCACAACACTGAGTCTATGGAACAGAGTGCAGTCGATGTCTTTGAAAAAGTAGTGAATGGTAATTTGCCCACGTAGTCTATAGAGCGTGGACAAAACGTGGACAAATTACATTCTCGGTACTCTTTATAATAAGTAGAAACCGCTATTTTAAAGGGTTTCTGAGCTGCAAACTAACGATTGTTTCTATATTGGCGGTATATGCACGCTAAACATTTTTACGCATCTTTATGACGTTTAGTATATCCTATAAACCTATATTTGACAAGGGTTTGTTGGAAACTAAACGTCTTTTTGTATCTTTTCATATCTTCCTCTATTTTTGCCCATTTTGCTCACGGTGGACAAATCGTGGACAATTGCCCACAAATTTATAATTGACTCATGCAATTTATACTTGACATTCAGCGTCAGTATGCTAGAATATAGTTAAGCAATTATAAATTGCATAAAGAAAAGGAGGATTGATTATGGCAAATATAATCAAAGAACATTTTACGAGTATCCACCAGATGCTTAGTGTGGTGAACAGTAGACCAAACAATTCAGTAATGAATGGAAAACAAAGCTCTATTACAAACGACAAGAGTTTCACTGGAACTAGAGATTGGGAAGAAGCTTGCGAGCTTTTTGAACATGGCTATACCGATGTGCTTGATAAAATTAAAGCTGGCGTTGCTGCAGGAATCAAAAAGACAGAAGTTATACAGAAGCGCAGAGTTTCCAATGGAGTTGTTGGATATGCACCGAATGTACCGAATGCGATTATGGGATTACCAAACAGTATGATTTATATGGAAAAGACACCTCAAAAGATTAAGGCAGTTTCTATAGTGTATAACATCTGCGACAATTGTATGACAGAAGCAAAGGAATTTGTTGAATCCGGTGTTGCAGTTTTAAATGTAATCAATAGACTTGAGCTGAATGGTTGCAGAGTCAATTTGAAAATTATGTACTTCTGCGCTAACGAGGGTGAGGATTATGCTTTTGGTAGTGTTGATGTTAAGGATTTCAGAGAACACATGGATTTGCAGAAGTTATGTTTTCCGGTGGCACATCCCTCTATGTTTAGACGTTTTGGTTTTAAGTGGCTGGAAACATGCAATGGTTTGAAAGAGCGTAGATGGAGTAGCGGATATGGACACTCTATACATGGTGGAGCTGAACATAGTGTAATCAAAGAACAGTTGCAGGAGAATGAATTCTACATAGATTTAAAGTACACCAAAAAGCACAATTATGATGCAGACGAAATAATTGAATCAATGAATTTGAAATAGGCTGGCTGCGGCTAGTCTATTTCAAATTGATTTTTCTAAAAATAATGCAATTTATACTTGACAAATCCAGTGGATGTGTTAGAATAAAGATACAATAAAGCAATTTAAAATTGCAAAAACATATTGAGGAGGAAATTACATATGATTATTTTGAAAGAATGTGAAAGACTTGATTTGGTAGCTGACGAAAAGGATTTTGGCAAGGGAATTATGGTTATGTACCAGAAGAGATTCTATGCTACTGCTGATGGCAAATGGAAGTGCTTGAGTGAAGATGGTGAAAGACCTCTGTACAGTCACTTGAGAGAGGAAGTAAAGGACAACATGGATGCTGCTGAAAGCAAGCTGGTTGAAATGAAAGCAATCTTTACTGGTAAGCCAGTGGCTACAGAAGCACCGAAGCAGGAAGCTCCTAAAGCGACCGGAGACGGACTTGGAAGCAGACTTGAAGAGATTATGATTAGAGTACTCGCTGAACAGTCCACTGAAAAGGTTGTTGAATTTGCAAAGCCAATGCTGGAAGAACATATTAAAAAGACATTTGGTGTGATTCCACAGAAGCATGTAGTTGTGACACCAGAAGCGACACATGAAGTTACTGGCACGACACATGAGAAGTTTGACGATGTATTGAAGCTGGTTAATCTGGACATTCCAGTATTTTTAAGTGGTGCAGCTGGAACTGGTAAGAACGTAATCTGCAAACAGATTGCAGAAGGACTTGGACTTGAGTTTTACTTTACCAATGCAGTAACGCAGGAGTACCAGTTGAAAGGTTTTATTGATGCGAATGGTACTTACCACGAGACACAATTCTATAAGGCATTTACAAATGGTGGACTGTTCTTCTTAGACGAAATGGACGGAAGCATCCCAGAGACATTGATTATTCTGAATAGTGCGATTGCTAACAGATACTTTGACTTCCCTACTGGCAGAGTCGATGCGCATAAGGATTTTAGAATTATTGCAGCTGGTAATACGGTTGGTACTGGAGCAGACATTGAGTACACCGGAAGATTCCAATTGGATGCGAGTTCTCTGGACAGATTTGCACTGATTACAATTGACTACTCTAAGAACATTGAGGATGCGATTACCAACAACAACGTTGACCTTTGCAACTTTGCTAGAACATTCAGAAGAATCTGCAACGAAGCAGGAATTAGATGCTTGTTTACTTATAGAAGCATGGAACGTATTAGCAAGCTGGAAAGCATTATGGAGCTTCCAGAAGTGCTTAGAATGAGCTTGATTAAAGGACTTGGTAAAGACGATGTAAGAATCATTGCAAACAAATTTAACTTTACCAATAAGTACGTGGACGCATTAAAAAATTTAGCCTAAAGGCAATTTAAAATTGATACTGGCACGTTTGAATTACTTGAGCGTGCCAGTGGATTGGAGTGATTATGATGAACAATTTGGATGTTAGACGTGGAGATATATGGTTCATTGATTATGAAAAATCCAATGGATCTGAGCAGCACGGAACACGACCGGCAGTAATAGTCAGTAATGATACTGGTAACTACTACTCTCCTATTGTTGAAGTAGTTTGGCTTACGACTGCAGATAAGAAGATGTTACCAACGCACGTGAGATTGGGTAATTCACTGGCTCTATGTGAGCAGATACATACGGTAGATAAAAGCAGACTACTCAGTTTACAGAGAATTTGTACTGAAAAGGAAATGAAGCACATAAACAGAGCATTGATGATTTCATTAGGAATCATTGAATAGGAGGATTTGATTATGGATTTTTTAGTTGAGGAAAACAAGCTACTCAGAGAAAAGCTCAACAATGTGGTTGCTGCTATTGCAGGACTTAAAGGAGAAGAACACGCTGAACGCTGGAACGCTGCTATTGATGAAGCGTTGAAAGTGGCATTCAGTGAGTTAGGAGGTACTGCATGTTAGTAGACTTTATCTGTGTAATATGGGCATTGTTTGTGCTTGTATATATTCTTAGATGGAAAGGGGATGAATAAAATGAATCAAACATTTGAAAACCTTAGAGCAATCCTGCATAAGCACAAAGAGAATATGCCAGTGATTGCGGTAGCGGAGTTGTTGGCAGAGATAGACGAATCGGAAGCAACGTGGAATGAACATGGAGATTGTAAAAAGTGTAAATACGAATTTACTTCTGTGACATCCAAACCTTGTAAGAATTGCATGTGGTTACAACTTGACCACTTTGAGCCTAAGGACACCTAAACAAAGGTGTCCTTTTTCTGTGAAATTTTTAATTGATTTTATGCAAGTTTTACTTGCATTTTCCAGTGGATGTGCTAGAATATAGACATAAGGTAATTATAAATTGCATAACGAAAGCGAGGATTGATTCTATGAACGAAATGCAGATGTTAGAAAAACTTGAGGAAGCCAGAAAAGCTAGTGAGCGCACTGGAATGACAATCTACGCAATGAGCAACGGAACGCGAGTTTGTTATTGCGATACTAGAACCGGCAAAAGCATTTTAGAAGATATTGGTTACTGGCTCTGTAGCATTTTTGAAAATGGACATAGAGTTGAAGCATAAGGAGGTTATCTATGAGATTCTACGTTGAATGGAACAAACAACACACCAGAAGAGGTTGGGTTTACACGGAAATGATGTACTTCCCTACAGAGGAAGAAGCAAATGAATTTGCAGCTACCAAAGAGGATGCAAAGGTTGGATGGGAAAAGGAGGTTTAATCTATGAAAGTTGAAGTTTATATTGAAGAGACTCTTTGTAGAAAAGTTACATTTGATTTACCGGAGGATATGACTGAGGAAGAACGCATGGAAGCAGCCGAGGAATTGGCATTACGAGCATACAAGAACAATGATATTGTATTGACCGGTGATGATTTTAGTGGAGCTTCTATGATGGTAAACGATGTTACCAGTGGACATGAAACTGACTGGAAAGATATTTAATGGAGGATGGAATCTATGAGAAATTTTTTGATAGTCATTAGAGATTTGGGTGTGGAAATTGAAACAGTCTATGCTGCTGAAACCAGTGAGGATGCGGAAGCATTGGCACGTGAAGATTATTCTGTAGAGCTTAATTGCTCCCCAGAAGATGTTGAAATAATTGCGATGGAGGAGATTTAATGTGAAGATTTGTCCTAAATGTGGGAAAGAGTACGATGGTTATCCTGCACTGAGCAGACGTGACAATAAAACTGAGATTTGCCCCAACTGTGGAGTGCAGGAAGCCATTGAAGATTTTATAAAACACGAACAAAAAAGAACGGAGGAAATTTAATATGAGAGGTTTGTTAATCAAAGGAATGGATGTAACTGAAGTGCAAGCAAGTGAGCTTGAGGAATTCTATGAGTTAATGGAAATTGATATCATTGACATTGTGGTACGTGAAATCAATGGTAAGTATTACGACATTATCTGTGACGATGAAGCGTTACTCAAAGAGCAACCGATTCCTACGATGCTGGATGTTGACGAGATGCCTATGATATTTGGTAACATAATCATTGCAGGACTTGCAGACGAGACCGGAAACATGACGGACTTGACTGATGAAGATATTGCTAACATCACTGATAAATTAGGAGTTATAAGACTCTTTGACGGTAGACAAAACGTTTGCGTATTGGATGTGAAATATTAGGCATAAAAAAAAGAGCAGCAATTGAGCTGCTCTTTTTTTCTCACTTCAAATATTTCTTAGAACAGAAACCGGTAATTTCCCCATACTTAACAAGAAGCCAGATTGCACTTCCGTTCAGCGTATAATAACCATAACAATTGACCTTTTTTCCTTTTGGAATAACGGTAATCTTGTCTTTATTTGTTCCTGCGCCAGCACGAAGATTCAAATCAGATGTTGTGGTATATGCTTTTGCATAGCTTTCACTGAATGCTTTTGCTGGTTCAACAGTTTCCTCTTCTGCTTCATACTTTGGTCTACCATAACCGGCAATGGATGAACTATTGAGAGTATAAGACTTCTTACATACTCCACCGCCATTGGCAATCACACCGGATGCACCAGATGTGTTTCCCTCAATGGTATAAACTTTCGTTTTTGTTACCTTATAAACAATACCAGTGTGACAAATACGTTTGGAATTCTTGAAGAAAATCTGGTCTCCGACTTTTGGATCTGACGTGAACCAAGCTTTCTTTTTCTTATACATTTCAGCAGAAGCTACAGTATAATCATCGAAGTTCCCACCGATTAAACTCTTCGCAGTCGCAACACCATATGCTTTATAAAAGCACCAATCAACGAAAGCATCACACCAAGCTGCAGGAAAATCCATCACGGACGGATAAACCTTGTGCATATCACGTCCATACTTGGTATAATTGGCAGAACCGGCATTCGCAGTTTTATCATCTAACTGAGCGTTGGATTTCTTCTCCAAATATCCCACTTCGTTTTCTGCAATCTTGATTACTTTGTCCACTGTATTTGACATGACTTATTCTCCCTCTTCCTCAAATAAATCTAAAGCATCACCGGTGAGTTCTATGGTGTTCTTGACGCTTTCTGCATCCACCTTGCCCTCAGTGACAATATAAGTGACTACGCTTACTAAGGCAGTAATCGCACCAGCCACAGTGGAAACATCAGTTGCATCAACTCCAAGTGCCATTGCAATACCAGTTGCTACACCGGCAATTGCTAACCATAACTTACGAGAAGATAACTTTCTTAAAATTTCACTCCACATGTTTTATTCCTCCCCAGAATTTAATTTGATTTTAAATGCGTTTTCTACTCCGGCTTTGACAAAATATCCAAATACACAAGTCTGCATCACATTTGTGAGGTTATCCAGCAAGTTACCAAGTGCAGATAAATCGCTCTTTACAAACATGGCAATCATTGCAACAATATTTCCAATAAAGTAAAACACTGAGCAACACACGACAACCTTTTTGGAAAACTCCCAAAGCCACGTTTTCTTTTTCATTTACATTACCCCTTTTTTATTGGTAATTCTTTCACTCTTTCGTAAACTTCTGTGCCAGTTCCATTGCCACCTAAATTGTGATATGCCTTGTAGATACCCTCAATGTTATCTAGCGCTGAAACTGTGATTTCCCCTTTTTCGATGAAATACATGCCGGATTGAAATAACCGGTCATGCAGTATTGCTATCAATCCCTCTTTTATCTGGTCTTGCTCTTTGAACTTCTTTCTAAAACTGTTGAAACAAAAAGAAAGACCGGCAATAGCCAGTCCAAAAATAGCTTCAATCCAGTATTTGAGTATAAATTCTAACATCTTTTGTATACATCCTTTCGTCTAAACGCTCGTAACGTTCACTTTTCCAATCAATACATCATCGACAAATAAATGCAACTGCGAAGACGAGTCTATCCATTGAAATCTCATTCGACCATTTCCAAACATTCCTTTCGTAACCTTGTCATCTAATGCGACTTGCAATCCACCGACATTTGAAATGCTATGGTTGTGACTATCATCTGCCACCGTTGTTGCAATGTTCACATTTCCAGAACCATCAAAACTCACAGAACCAGCGACATCTCCAGTTAATGAAATTGTTCTTGGTGTAGTGAGTTTTCCGGCAGATGCTACGACTTTTGCACTATCTGCAGTATTGTTTACATTACCCAGACCAATATTAGCAGCAGTGATGTTCACTTGTCCGGTACGATATGTGGTTTCGGCACTTCCTTTGACACCAGTAATCGTGTTCACTTGCGCACCGGTCGCAATGCCAGCGAGTTTTGTCTTTTCAGCAGTTGTGTAATCATTCGTAGACAACCCCATTCCGGTCACTTTATCTACTTTCGAATTAAGTGCCGCTTGTTGAGCAGTAGAAACCGGCTTACTCGCATCGCTTGTGTTGTCGCAATTTCCCAAACCCACATGAGCTTTGGTTACAGAATGCGGATTACTTACGTTGACAATGTGAGCATTCAGATTACTCTGCGCAGTAGTTCCTGCATTTTTGGCATCTGCAATTGCGGTTGCTTGTGCCGTACTTATTGGCTTACTCGCATCAGATGTGTTGTCAACGCTCCCAAGTCCAATTTGAGCCTTTGTAACAACGTGTGGGTTACTTTTATTGCCCACGTGAGAAATAAGCTCTGAAACGGCTTTAGCGAGCTTTCCAAAGGCAGTAGATAAAACCTCACCACTTACCAGCGCAGACAAAGTTGCCGGCACTGCATAAGTGGGAGTCTGGTTATTTGTTGTCACGTTAGGTACATCGCTTAAACCTATCTGCGACTTGGTAACTCCATGCGGATTCGCTTTGCTCGCTGCGTGAGCATTATAATTGCGAGTTACCAATTCTGCTGCATTTTGATTGCTCTTCATCTGTGCATCAATGATTTCAATGTTGGCATTCATGTCGTCAACATTATAAGAATCAGTTTTATCTGGTAGTAAAAGAGAATAATTCGTGGAATTTCTCATTTTACTTTCCTTTCTTTATTTAACTGATTACCTCGTTTCTAAGCTGCCCATGCGTGTACTGCGCCAACTGCTCATGAGTTAATCTACCGAGGATTTCATGCGTGTTGTATAACAAATCATAATCCAGAATAATGTTTGCAGGAATCATCTGCGTTACCATATCCAAAATTTCTGCATACTGCTTTTTGGATGTAAGAGCGATTTTGATTGTCAGTAACCACTTCTCTTTGTCATAGGACATGGTATAACCGTCAGATCCACACATCTGCGTCAAATGTGATTCCAACATTCTATAAGTGTATGGTAACTGAGAATTTATTCTGTTAATGATTCTGAAGCGTCTATCTTCCAAAGTATCAGTTCCCATAGGAACGATTTTCAGCATCTTTTCCCAACGTTTAATGCCGTTTTCAGTCATTAAATATAGGAACTGGTCGTTATACGCATTGTCATTGGCATTCCAAAGAGAAGCTAGTTCTGGTTCTTGCGCTTGAGCATGAATGACTATTTCTTTAACTTCTTTTAAAAAATCCGGCAGATATTCAAGAATATTAGGTTGTGGCATTCACACTCCCCCTTACTGCAATGGAATCTTTGCTAATAGTCAAATTACTCTCATTACCGTTTATAGCAGTTCCAGTAATATCTACAACACCGGAGACATCCAATATTCTAGTCTCAATTTGAGAAATTCGAACAATGATGTTACTTTCACTTTCCCATTTTTCATTGAGACTCTTGAGATATTCGTCAATAGCTGCATTAACGTAAGATTCAATATCTGCCCACGTGTAACCGCTTTGCAACGTCAATGTGAAAGATATGTTGCAAATCACTTCCGATGCTGCTTCTACAGTGACCGTGTGACCGACCGGAGCAATACCATAACCCTCACCTTGATTTTGCAGTGGGTCTATCATGGTCTGAATCGTATCAACAAAAGAATCTGCCGGTTTTGTATAAGCGGATGTGGTGAATACGATTCTTACAGTACCGCCACCTTTCCACTCAGCACCGGTATACACTTTCACACCACCGATACCAGCAATACTTTTGACTTTCTGCATATAATCGGCACGATTACCACCGAAAGCTTGTGAATTCAACGAAGCGTAATATATCTCATCAATTAAAGATACGTCTGCTTCATCTTCTCCCCACTGGTAAACATCAGTAATTTCAGCAGTTTCTAAGCCATTGATATAATCAATTGGAGTAACTTGTCCGGTCACATTTCCCATCGTTCCATAACTATCACAACGCACATGAAAAACACCATCGCTGATTTTTTCAGTGACGGTGTAATTGATGTCGTTATAATTGAATCTTGTTCCGATAGGAATATCTAATGTAGTTGGTGTAATTTCGAGAACACAAATCGCTCGTGTAGCTGCGAACTGTTCCGTATTTATACCACGTTCTTTACATCGCTGCAATTTACCCTCACGGTCAGAAGTATCAAAGAATGTGATATTTAAGATGTTGTCCAATGCCAAATACACATTCTGCAATTCCACTGCTATTGGAGCAGTTGCATTGTACAAGAAAGAAGATTGTCTCGTATCTAATGTGTCTGGCATCCTAGCAAGTATTCTGTCCAGAATAAGTTCATAGGTTTGTTCTTCATACATTGACATTCACCTCACTTTCAATATTTCCAAAAATAGTATTGACAACGAACGTCACGTGCAACTTCTTTTTGTCGCTTTTTTCGAATGTAAAATTAGACACTGAACGTATTCTATCATCTTGTTCTAACGCTTCGGTGATTCTTCTTTCTAATTCCGGTATAACATAAGAATGCGGTTGTCCTATTAAATCGACAAATTCTACTCCGTAATCCCAAGAATAAATCAAATACTCGTAGCGTTCCGTATTCAAGATAAAATAAATCGCTTGTCTTAATTCTTCCAAATCTTCAACCGAACCGTTCATTCTAGCATTTGGAATGTCCAATGCAAAATCCTTTGACGGTATCTCTACTTCTGTGAAGTTTTGGATAAACTGCTCATTGATTGCAGGAATCACATCATTCACCCACCTTGTCCATTACAATGTAACTTTGTCCACCTTGCTCTTGCAATAAAAGAAGTTTATCTCCAAGTTCAAAACCCTCTCGCTTCATTCTTTTTGATATTACTAAAAACTCGTCGGTTATCGTGAATTTTTGGTCTATCTTAATTGAGAATGGTGATAACAACACAACCGTACCATAAACTACTTTCATAGGCTTGGATGCTTCTACCGCTTCCATTGCAGCTTGTTTAATAATCTGAATTATATTAGGCACTGTTAATCTCTCCCCCTCTCAATGTCAAATCCATGAAATGCGAATCGTTACCGAAAGTGTGCTTCGCTTTTTCTACGAGCATATAATTTTGAAGAGATACGTCTCCTAAATTTAACTTCACTGCAACGGATGTGCCAGCACGTACTCTCACATCCCCAAACGCCTTGTCAATCTTTAAATTTTTGGTTTTGGCATTATAGAGCTGCAAAAGTGAATCGGCTTTATCAGCAGCACCCTTAGGGTTGTCAATGGATTCGTAAAATTGCAACACGCCCCATTTGTTGATGTTGCCGGAATCTTTTTTGATATAAACTTCTCGCTTACCGGTATCCTTATTTTCATAAGTCAACTTAATCTGGTTATACGTGTTCTCGTTAATGGTGGACGTGTAGGAAAGATTTTGAGCAGTCTCTTCATCAATCAGAATGTTTGTCAGCATATTCTCAGAATTTTTGAGAGTCAGTTTCCCAAAATCATCGTAAAGAACGTATAATTTTTTCTTAATTCTAAGAGTTTCATCCAACGCATTTTGAATAATGTCAAATAACGTCTGATTATCCTCTACTTTCTTTTCAATTGTGTGACCGGTATCAGTTAAGCTACCGACATTTAAACCAAAATCCCCAGCAATCATTGAAACTACTTGATTTGCCGTTTTGTTTTTGTAGATGTACGTATCCTTGTTTTTCAAATAACGCAATTGGTCGTATGCAGTAATGACTAATTCTTCGGATTTATCACGTTGAATGGTAAAGATAAATCCAAAGAACACATTCGTGCCATCAACAATCAATTTCACTGCGTTTCCCTCAGTGATATTCAATTTATTATCCTGCAAACAAGTGAATTTTAAAGAACTAGGTTCTCCAAATCTGCTAGTTTCCCACGTAATATCTGATTTCACAGAGGGTTGATATGCAGTTGCACCATTGACAATCCATAATTCAACATTCATATTGCAACCCTCCTACGGAATGATGATTTTCGTTCCTGCCCAGATCCAGTGACCGTTATTACTGGATGCCTTACCTCTTTTTTTGGCTTCACTTTCGATTACGGATTTGTTGGCATTGTAAATTTCTTTCCATCTGCTTCCATCACCCAGATTCTTTTTGGCAATGTTCCAAAGAGTATCCCCACTTTTGACTGTATAGCTTTTACCGGAATTATTTGCTCCAGCACCAGCAGCTCTCGTTGTGGTAGCTTTCGATTTGCTGGAATTCATGTTTACAGTCTTAGTTCCATAACTTCTGTATTGCAGAAGATTTATGGTAACTGTAGTGTCAAAACCCTCTTTCACATCATCGTCAATGTTATAATCCTCAAGAGACACTTTCAGATTCGTATAAAAAAGAACCTTTCCAGTTGGTAGCATTCTGCTAATAATCAACTGAAAAGGCTTTTTATTCTTCTTGTATTCCTCAAGAACATCCAAATAATACGATGCCATTTTAAATCCGTCTGGATATTTCGCAAATGGATATTTCTGATTTGGAAGTGAAATAGTAAAAGAAATTTCCGTTAATCCGGCATCTTTTAGCATATTCACTTCCCCATCGTTGATAAGCTCTATTGAGTTATTTTTGTTCTTAATCTTAGTCTTGATTTTAGCCGGTGCTACCGGAAGAAGCACCTTATCAAAATACACATCGTATGACATTGTTAATGTACTCCTTCCGCAGCGATTTCCATAGATTCATAAAGCTTTTCTTCAAGCTGAGATACGATTCCGTCAATATCCATGTTAGATGCAATGGAATTGTTGTTCTGCATATCAATCTTAATTTCTGCCGTAGTGAATCTGTTAATAGCTTCTTGTTCTGCAATATCCCTGAGATACTCTAAATCTTTTTCGGTCAGCTCCATCTCATCTGCCATTGCACCAGTATAATCAGCTACATCTGGTAAATAGGTTTCTGCGGCATTTGCAGCATCCGTAAGGTCAGAACCAGTACCAAGAATATTGTCTAAAGAAATATTAGAAACCTTATCTTCTATACCAGCTCCCCATTCATAACCGGTATTATAAGCGTCCTCATAAGCCCATCTCTTCATACCTAAAGATTCACTGGAAAGATTGAGTTCTCCCATCACCTCTTCATACGTTCCGTTACCGTATTCTTTAGTGGCAATTTCGATTTTAGAACTCAAGCTACTTCTCCATCCGGCAACCGTAGAAGCCATATTAGAACCGAATACTTTATCCATTGCCTTGGCAATAGATTCGAGAACACCAAGTACGTTATCTGCCAAATCACCAAATAAATTGATAATAGAACCTATTGGGTCATTAAATAAATTTCCAAAGAAATTCACAAATGCACCAAAAATGTTGTACCAGTAGTTTACGATACCAAGAACCAAATCAACCAGTCCGAGGAATAAATTCCAAATAAATGCTACCGCAGACATCAATGCACCAACGATAACTCCGGTTGCAGAGATTGTAGAACCGGTCACTTTGTTTATAGCTGCAATCACAAGATAAATGGCAGCTACAACCGCAATAATAATTATTAAAATCCACGTCAATGGACTGGCAAGTAAAGCGGTGTTAAAACCGTACTGAGCTGCCGTTGCCGCTGCCGTTGCAGATGCTTCACCTCTTGTTGCAGCAGCTTTGGCGTATGAAGCCAACATTGAAGCAACTTTGATTCCATTACTTATCAATTCGATTGCGTTTGTCGCCAAAACATAACCATAATACAACGCTAATGCAGCAGCTACACTATAAATGACCGGAGCTATAAACGACCAATTATCATACATGAATGCGCCCAAACCGGCTATCAATTCGAATGCCCAAAGAACTACATTAACGACAGTTCCGACCGCTACACCCAATCCCACGGCAAAATTCTGAACATCCTTATTGTTAGCCAATTCAGATATTTTAGAAAGCACTGGGTCTAAGGCTTGCGTTGCGTAATTTTTGAAGCTCGTAAAGACTTGTTGCCAAGTCCACTTCATGTTGTCAAAATCTGCATTAACTTCTTCTGTCGCATCGAAAATAGCATTCTTAACAACGTCAGCAGTGATTTTACCCTCTTCTGCCATGCTTCGTAACTGACCGATAGGAATATTCATATAGTCCGCTACAGACTGCATGATATTTGGAGCTGCTTCAAATACCGCATTAAATTCTTCACCACGAAGAACACCAGAACCTAAAGCCTGCGTGAGCTGCAACATTGAGGATGCTTGTTCTTCGGCAGTCGCACCGGCAATGACGTACATTTTGTTTAACGTTTCCGTAAATGCGATTACTTCATCATTTCCAGAAAAAGCATCTCCTGCTCTTTGAGCAAATGCTGCTACCGCAGAAGCGGTATCCAGATAAGAAGCTCTGGAACGATTGGCAGATTCAAAAATCTTTTGTTCCAAATCTTCTGTGGCTTTTGCAATTTCCTCTCTACTAGCATCCTCGTCTACATCTACAATGAGACTTAAACGAGAAGTAGTTTGACTCATTTGGTCGGAGAGGTTTACTGCTCCCATTAACGTCTGGAAAGAAGCATAAGCACCTACCAAGCCAACGACTCGTTTAAGAACACCAGACATGGCAGACTCAGTTTCTCTCGCTTCTCTTGTGAGATTATCTTGCGCTCTTGCTGCTTGTTCCAGCTCTTCTTCTACACGATTAACCGCAATAGCAGCATTAGCAAGTTCAGCTCTAGCATCCTTAATGTCTGCAACATCAATGGAATTACCACTGATTGACTGCATTTTTTCAAAACTATTCAGCACTATATTAAGTGCCTTGTTCATGCTTTTAAGGGCAGGCGACATGCCATCGTTAATTCGTATTGTTGAACTTATTCCAGCCATTTTGTCACCTACTTTCTACGTCTACTAGACTTTTTCATCTTCCTCTGCTCTTCTTTGTCATGCTCCAATTTAATTTGAATTGACGCAATGACTAAGGCTTTTTCCCTTTTCGATAAAGAGACAAATTCAGATGGTTTCCAATGAAATTTGTGAAGACAATAGTAAGCATAATTGCTTTCACTATCGCCCTCACTAATTAGTTTTTTGCTTCGTCAACAAGCTCTTCCATGTCCTCAGTTTCAGCAGCAGTCACAAGCATTTCAGTGAGATAATCAAATTCATCCTTGTAAAGCATAACCTTGACTAACTGTTCTGCGCCCATGACACCGTAAGAGTTCTGCAGCTCCGCATTATTTAAGTCTGGATATACCACTGCCTTTGCTGCCAGCTTTGCTAAATAAGCGTTGGAATCAAAATCCTGCGTATACTGATTCTTCTTTCCAACGACCGGAACTCTCTTGGTACAAGACTTTCTAAGAGCTTCATCTTCATCTGCACCAATGGATCTGATTTCCCATTCCACCGGCTTATTGTCTTTATCCTTGAAACGATTGCTAACTACAATCTTTTTGTTTTCTCTTTTTTCCACGTTTCCTGCTAAAAAGCATGATAAATTACTCATATCATATACCTACCTTTCTATGATGCCCCCAATAATAGGGGAGAAAAGTGCTGGAGGATGCACCTTGTCGGACACGTTATCCTATTCTCCCCATGAAAATTACTGCATACCAGCTAACAAACTGAATGTTTCCGGCATTTCGAAATCTTCAAATGTGAAGTCCATATCTTCATCCAGATATTCAGCATCAGCATCAAACTTTGTAAGAATGCCACCGTCAATGTTGCAATCCTTTAAGATGATTGTCTGACGACCAACACTAGAAGTTGGGTCTTCGTTTGTAATCTGAATGTCAAAGTACACATCTTCTCCAGTGTTCTTATAACGAACCATAAGCTCACGGAAAATGGATGTATTGTAATGGAATGTAGCAGAACCAGTTCCACTCCATCCAGTCGCCTTGTTACCCTTACCGGTCTTACCGAGAATAGGCACTTCGGTCTTATTCTTTTCAAAAGATGCTTCCAGATTGATACACTGCATGAAGTTGTATCTCTGTCCTTCAATAGTCACAAAGCATTCAGCAAGGGAAGCACTCACGGCATCTCTTGCACTCATTGTATTTGCCATATCGTTTTACCCCTTTCTTATGCTACGATAACGCTCATGTATAACTGAGCCATTGCGTTAACCGGACTAATTACATCAGAAACGACTACAGACTTTTTGGTTTCTCCTCTTGCAATAACAACATCTTCTGGATTGAAATTCTCGATTGCTCTGAGCTTTTCTAATTCCTGATGATGCTTAACGATATCATTCCATAAGGAAATACGACCGGCTTCATCGTTTGGAATCTTACCTAAGTATCTGGTATTGAATAACTTAGCAATATCCATAGCAATCTGGTCGAGAACACGAATAGTCTGATTGGACTTGAAATCGTCACCCTTTTCCATAGTGATTTCCACCATAGAGTTAATGTCCTCAAGAACACGAATTTCATCGCCTACACGATGGAACGTGAACTCACCGTCCTTGATAGCTGCTTCCAACTGAGCCTTGTTGTAATCAACCGGAATGTCAAACTCACCATCGTATACCTTGTTGGTATTAGAAGAATTAACTGCACATCCGGCAATAACACCGGTTGCCCAATAAACTGCATCAGCACTGTTCTTGACATTAACAACACCCTCGTAATCAGCAGCCTTGTTGAAAACTACTAACTGATACTTGATGCCGGCATTGTCTCTCATGTCCTTACATTCCTGCACGTATAATTCCTTGATTGTATCCTCTGTGGATAAACAAGCCATAGCGTTGAATGTGTAAGCCTGCGCTGCATTTAAGAAAGCAGAATGTTCAGTTGCAGTAATATCAACACCATCTAAATCTGTTCCGGTAAGAGCAGTTCTGTCGGTTGCTGCCAACGTGTCGATTGTCCAATCTACCCAGCCATTGTCCTCTGCTTTCAGCTCTGTAATATTTGCAACCGTCTTACTGTAAACAAGAGAAGTTTCAAAATAGATATTCACATCAAATGTACCAGCAGTAGTACCGGTGAGAATTTCAGTGCTGATTTTAGCACCGGCAGAACCCTTGTACTTTGCAGAAGCTACAGAGTTAGCAGCTTTTGCGCCACCGTTCATCAGCTTGTAGCAGTACAGAGTTGTGATGTTCTTGAATAAATCACGCAATCCCTTTGCTTCCTCAGAATCATAACTAAAGCCAAAGAGCTTTAATGTATTCTTTCTGAAATCATCTCCGGTCACTACGAAGATTTTTCCATCAGCACCCCACTTAAGCGGTAATGCCATCGCAGCATAACCACGTTCTCCGAGGTTTACACTGGAAATGGATGCAGACACAAAATTGATGTATGTGCCCGGAAGAATCTTATTCTGAGTAAGAAATTTTCCACCACCTAACATAGTTCATCATCCTTTCTTTTTCATAAAATTAAAAATGAGCTTATCCGCATCTTCATACGAATAAAGCTCATTTGGTTTAATAACGATTCTCGCAACTCTATCGTTGTATTTAGGCAACTTTAAGAGCTGCGAACCTTTATATTTCTGCTGCACTTCATTTGAAGCGGCAGTTTTGTTTTTAGTTGCCATTTAGATTGCTCCTTTCGTTCCGGCATCGTAATCGAGAGAACCCATAGATTCTTCTCTAGTGATGTCGTTGAGAAATACGATATAATTCACAGAGAAATGCAGCACATCATCTACAATTTCCGCTTCCAAGGAATGACCTCGAATCAGTTCCCCACTTAACAGTTCTATATATTCCAAACCGTCCAGCAACTTTTCAGAAACATCCATCATTTCCTCGTTTCCCTCTTTTGGAAAGTACGAAATCATAAACGAATACGTCCGTTGCTTTCTTTTGCCGAGAAGCGGTCTGTCATTCGTTGGAAGTGTCTTAATGAAAAAACATGGCTCTTTCAAACCTTGTTTTACATTTTCAATGTGAACCTCGTAAGAATCCCCAAAAATACTATTCAGTTTTAAGGAAATACCATTGATAATATCAATTAACATCGAACACCTCTTTCAGCTTATCGTTCAAACGCTTCTCTAAAAGTCTAGGAGCAAGAGCTTGTACTTCTTCCTCTGAAATTTTCAGCATAAATTTACCCTCAACCCAACCGGATTTCAGTCGCTTACCGATTTGAGGAACAAATCTACCAATTTCCTGCCTATGACCGTACTCCACATAGGAAGCATACTCCGTTGGATTCACAATTTCGATTTCATATACCGTTCCCTTTTTAGTTACGGTTTTTTGAATTGTCCATGCGTTACGCAACGTGCCACCGGACTTACCCTCATTGAATGTGAACGTTCTACCGTCCTTTGTTCTATAAGTGATAACTTCGTATTCTCCAACGGGAGTACGCTGCTTCACACGTCTCAGCAATCTCTGTGCAAGCTCCTTTGACATATCAGAACAGAACTTTTCCATGTCAACCTTCTGCAATTTTTCAAGATTATCTCTGAGCTTTTGCAATTCACGATAATCTACTTTACCCCAACGTTTTGCCATAACTATGCCCATCCCTCAAAAGATTTCAAAGTGATTTCTTGGTGGCTCTCATAGATTCTAGGCTCGCTGGAATTTGTGAATGCTTTCGTCTGTCCTCTTTGTGTGACTTCAATTTTGCTGCCGCTTTTGATTTCCACATCTGGAGACAAAAACAATGTGATTTCCTGCAATACGGATGCCACGTTATCGTCTCCGGTCATTGGACTGGACTTGTAAGATAGTCTGCAAGGTTGAGATAATAAAACAGTAACTTCTGCAAATCCAGTTCTTTTTGTCACTGGATCTGAAACTTTCTGATACTCAACGACATTGCATGTTCCACAATACATTGTTTCAAGTATCTTTCTGCTCAAGTTAAAATTCATTACCACACCAGCTTTCTATAGGCGAGAAATTCATCTTCATGTCCGGTCAGCAGATAATCAACAACGACATCAAATTTCTGTTCTGGACTTGCTTCTTCTGCGAACGTGATGCTCGTATCTCCCATACTAATACTCTTTGCAACGTTTTCGAATACGATTTCTGTAAGCTGCCCAAAGCTCTTTTTAATCTTCAAGAACTCAGCACAAACCATATCCATTGCAACAAAGGTCAATCCCTCTGGAATATCAGCACAATTGGTAGCATTCAAAATGCTCCACGATGTTTTGGAGATTGCAAAATCCAATGAAGCAGAATCTTTTGCATCATCGTATTCATAGCCAAAATCTTTTAATCTCAAAATGACTTTTTCTTTATCCATGCTTACCACCTTAAAATTATGGGGCAGCTATTCACTGCCCCACATTGATTAACCTCTGGAAATAATTCTTGCAATCGGAATTGCCTTGTGGTTGATATAGCTTCTCTGAGAAGCAGTGGATTCACCGGAATGAACCAGTGTCCAGTTTGCACCGTTCTTTAATTCAGCATCAGTTGGGGAAAGGGAAGCCTGAGACTTCTTCTCGTAGGAAATGCCCTTAGGAGCAAATACCTTTCTCTGTCTCATGTAAAGAGTATCCTCGCCACCATTCTTAGCTGGGTCTCTGTCCATTTCGTATGCAACCTTAACACCAACATCCTCAAAGTCGATAGCACCATCACCGAGTACATAAGTTGTGTACTTAGTGTAACCATCGCCAGCACCGGAAGCAGATTCAGCAACTTCCTCGGTTGGAAGATAATCGTCAATAATAACGAGCTTACCATTCCAAGTACCGATTGCTAAATCACGAGTAATACCGGAAGCATCTGTATACTTGAGGTAGTTGAGTAACTGTAAGTTTTCAAGGTTAGTAGCAACATCAGAATGCATGAATACCATGCTGAACTTCTTCTTGTTCTTACCACAAGCCTTGTTTGTTGCAGTGTTCAGAGTAGTTGCATCCATAAGACCTTCACCAACACCAGTAATATCATGAGTGTGATTGTCTACGAATTCCTTACTCTTAGTATCTGTCATAGCAAAGATACCCTCAAGCACTGCGAGGAGAGTGTTCTGGTCTAATTCTTCCTTGTATTCAGCGACCTGCGCAGATACATTATCCATGAAGTCAACACCACCGGTGATGTCATAGGAGAAGTCCTTTTCTACCCATGCCTTTGCACGACCAACAACGACTACACCACGCTCAAATGTCTTTGTGCTTGTTGCGGTGATGTCTGTCTGACCGTCGTAGTTTACTGCTTCACCATCTAACAGACCACGCATAGCAAGTCTTGCGTATTCTGTACCGTTCTGGGAAGAAAGTACGTTACGAATGTCTGCGTTTGGAGCTAAAGCTCTGGACTTACGCATTTCATTTGTTTTTAAGTTAGGCACTCTATCAACTAAATACTTGAATGCCTGCGGATTAAAACTCTTGGAATCAAACTGTGCCATAATTTTTTACCTCACTTTTTTTTTAATTTATTAGGAAATTTTTGCATCTGGATTGTCTGCCAGATATTTACTCAACTCTTCGT